CTTGCGCTTCGGTGAAGTTGCGCAGCGTGCCGTTGGTGTTGCCGGTGTTGGCCGTGTACGAGGCCGCAGCGAAGGCGCCACCGCCGTTGCTGTTGTTGTCCACGCACCAGCCGAGCAGGCCACGCGACTGACGCGGCGACGTTGCCAGAACGTCGTTCTGGGTCAGGCCGAGTTCCATGTCCCGCTTCATTTCCAGCGAGGCCAGGGAGACCTGATAGCCCATCTCGTTTTTGCGGCCGGCGGCGTTCACCGATTGCTGCGAGCCCGAGACGATGACGGTCTTGGTCGAGATCTGCGTGCGGTTGGTCAGACGGACGGTCGGCGTCACGGTCTTCGCGGTAGCGTCGTCGCCTTCGGCCTGGGCATTGGCAGCAGCCGATGCGAGGTCTTGGGTCTGCCACTCGTGCAGGGTTGCCGTTGCGGTGGCTTTGGCGGCCATCGACAGAACGGGGGTGACGGTCGGGGAGATGCGATAAATCACATCCGAAAGGTCTTCACGATTGCCGATGGCGGCAGTGGTGAGGAAGGTGCCAGAAGGTGCGCCCATTTGAAACTCCAGCGTCTCGCGACGTTAAGAAAGAATTGATGCAAATACGTTTGCAGCGTCCTCAACCTTCCCAGACTTCTGGAAACGCTGATAGTCGGACGTGCGACGATCGATCCCCTTGGCTTCGCCGCCGGCAGGACGCTCAACCCGTTGCGGGGTCGTGGCGATCTTCTTTGCCGCGGCGGATGCCTTGGACATCATCTGGTCGTACTTCATTGCCTTGTACGACTGAACGATGGCTCGATGGTCCGTGACTGAGTAAATCTCCTGCTCTGACAAGCCCTGAGTCTTCAGGTACTCGCGCAGCTCAGTAGCGCCGGCCTTCATCGCTGCCTCGTCCTTCCACGCGGGAATCTTGGCGATCAGTTCAGACCGCTGGTTCTCGACGTGTACTTTCAAGGCCGCTTGGTGCTCGGCTTGGGCTTGAGCGTCCAGTTGCTGCTTCTGCTGATACGTCTGTTGCAACTGTGCTTGTCTGGCTTGCGCCAGGTGCTGCTGCTTCAGGTACTCAACAGGATCAGACTCCAGAAGCTTCTGCCAATCGATCTGTTGTTGCTCTTGCAACTGCGCTTCCAGCAGCGATGCGGCCTTTTGGAGGCCATCCGCGTACCGGGTGCGCTCTTCACGAGCTTTCGCAGTCTCAGCCTCTGCAGTTTTGCGCTGCTCGGCGATCTCTTGCGTCTTCTTCGTGTAGTCGGCTTGCCGCAGCCCCGCTTTGTAGGCTTCGGCGATCTGCGCTTTGGTCAGTTCGACCGTCTTGCCGTCGATTTCAACGGTGACGGGCAAATCGCCCTCTGCATCAGACTCTGGGGCGTCGCCGCCCTCTTCCTGCGCGTTCGGCTCGGCCTCGGGGACAAGCTTGGGCTCAGGTTCCGCGCCCTCTTTCGGGGGCTCTACGGGGTCAAGCATCGCGGCGAATGCTGCTCCGGCCTGGTTGATGTCCAGGCTACCGGTTTCAGTGGGTGTCGAAGACGTGTCCACGGTTACTCCTATGCCGACGCATCACTGCGCTGGGCTGCTCTACAGAAAGACCCTTGCGGGCCATCCATGCCGGTAGAACGACGGCTGAATTTATGGCAACGGCTGCCCGTTGCGCTGCTGAATCGTCAGCATGTTCTCGTTCCCCGGGAAGACGACATAGTTAGACGTACCCCCCTGCGCACGAGATTGCCCATCAAGGTATTTGAGCCCCGGGATTCCCTGCGAACTCAGCCACTCAGACGCAGCCGCATTGGGAGCCGGATGACCCTGCATCCTGAACTCCGACGCAAGCTGTCTCATAAGTTGCTCGCCGCTACCCATGCTGATCCCGCTCCCGAACTGCTCCAGAGCCGGCTTGCTGAGAGACTGGCGCACTGGCTCGGGAACAGCGTTGTCGTAGTCGATCATCCGGGCGATGTGCTTATCGGGGAGATCCACCTTGTAGACGTTCCCCAGATCTGCCAGTTGGTCGAATCGCTCATATGCATCAGCAAAGCGTCGTTGCACGGCCGGGCCGGGTGCTGATGCAGCCCGCTCGCCGATCTTCTGTTTCGCCCACTGTCTGGCGGCGTCTCCGCTCAATCCAGCGTCAGCGGCTTCCTGAAGCCAGTTCTTTACGATGGGCGCGCTGCCTTCGCCTGCCGTTGAGTAGTGCTTCGCGACATCAGGCGAATCGGCCAGATACAGCCCGTGCCCGTATACCTGAGCCCCTTCGCCGGTGCCGATCTTGCTGCTGTCGAACTTGTTGAAGGCGTGCGGCGATCCATGCCAGACCGTTGCGCCCATCATCGCGCCCGTGAGCTGGTTCGTCAGGCTGTCATTCGCGGCAATGGCCTGCGGAGACCAAAGCGAGCGATTGAACGTAACGTTCCCATTGCCGTCCTTGTAGAGCGCCCCCAAGGCGTCTAGATTCTGCCCGGCCTCGTTGTTGTTGTTCGCTACCTGCTGACGAATCGTCTCCACCGGGTCGGACAACAGACCTTGGCCGAACGCACTCGCCCGCCGCTTGGCACTGTCAATCGTGCTGAAGATGTCGCCGAGCAGCCCCATGATTACGTTACCGGGTTGGCCGCAAGCCAGGCATCGAGTTCCGCGATGTCGGCCTGGAGCTGGTTCAGTTCAACCCGGCGCGCCTGCTGGTCGTCACGCGCTGCGATCCATTGGGCGGTCAGGATTTGGGAGCGCGCAGCCAGATCGGAGCGCTTGGCAATCACGGCGTCGTGTGCAACGTTGCTCACAGCGCCACCACTTCGCCCGTATTGAGCGTGTATTGCGCCGGGCCGACGACGACGCGGATGCAGCCGAGATGCGGGGTTTCGATCACTTCGCCCACGGCGTCGGGATGCGAGACGATCGTGATCTGGTGATCGCGGCAGTGCTTGGCGTGAACCCGTTCAATCATCACAGCCCAACCCAGTTGCGGGCTTTCTGCGCCAGCGTCCGCTTGTGCTCCAGATCCAGCCGGGCCAGCTTGCCCGTGTCCAGCGTCGTCTGCAGCATGGTTTGCAGCTTCGACAACAGGCTTTGCATCAGCCACAACTCGTGGCGGCCGGCCTCGTCGCGGGCGGGTGACTTCTTCCATTGCTCTGTAATCTCCGTTGCGAGGTCGGCAAAGACCTGTTGAAACACTTCGTTTTCGAGCACTTCGCGGGCTCGATCACCGTCATAGACGCGCTGTTCAGGGGTCATTTCTTCAACTGCCGCAGCAGCTTCCTGTTGATCTCGACCAGTCGCAGAATCTGGGCGTCCTGCTCCTGAATCCTCGCCGTCTGCTCTTCAACGATGCGCAGCCAGATCGGGTCGATCAGTTCCAGATCCTTGAAGCTGCCGTTCATGTCCGAGACGAACGTGGCCGAGTTCATTGGCTTAGAAGTTCGGGAAGGCTGTCGTCGGAATGGCGTTGGCCCGTGCCACGGTCTTGGTGATGCGGTAGTCATCGAACATCCCGATGGCTCCACTGCCCCCGGCGTAGTTGTTTCCGATCTGGAGCGCCTGCGTATTCGTCGAGAGGGAAGATGCCGTGAAACTGCTGTTCGTGATGGTCGTGGCTCCGTCCACGTTCACCGTGAAGACGCCCGATGTGCGGACCACTTGCACGAAGCTCCAGGTGTTGGCGGTCAGCGTGTCGGCCGTCCCGTCCTGGTCGATTGCCCAAGAGCTACCGTTGAACGAGGCGAGGATGTGAAGCCGGGCCGCTCGCTGCTGCACAGCGATTCCGCTCGGATTTATCGTGTACTTCGCGTACAGATCCTTGTTCCCAGTGACGTTCGCCGGCCGGAACCAGAACTCGATGGTGAAATCGCCTGTCCCGTAGTTGAAGTCCGTGCTGTGCGGGCCGTTGAGCGCCTGATTGCTCGCCGTGAGTTGAATGGCGCCGGTCCCGAACTTAGGCGAGGCGGTCGCGACTGCAGCCGAGTTCTGTGAACTGAGTGTTCGCGCATAGGACGAGCTATCTGGGAACGATGTCGAGCCGTTGGTGCCGTCCATGTGAACGAGCAGGACGACATTGGCGAAATATGGATCTGACGGTGGCGCTCCATTCCGGAGGCGCATCACCTGAAAGGGCGTCACGCTTCCTGCCCCACTGACACCACATCCCACTTGGTCGCGTTCCCGTTCCAGATCATCCCGAGATACACCGTCTTGCTAATCACCGTCGTGGTCGGCAGCGTGACGCCAACCGCCCGGTATTGCGTGTCATAGGTGAGCGCCCGAGCCGTGCCGTTGTCCTTGATCCGAACGACCATGCCGAGGTTCGGGATCGCCGTCCCGGTCGGGTTCAGCAGTTGGCAGGCCGCGGCAAGCGCCGTGATGTCAACGATGTCGTTGGAGAATGTGGGCGTCACTGTGGATGCTGACGTGACGGTCTGAACTGCCGGTGTGCGGGCTTGCTTCAGATCGAGCGCGGCCTGCAGATCCGTCTGGCTCGACAGCGTGCCAGTGATGGCGCCCCATGTCGCACTACCGGCCGCGACCTTCCACGACGGCGCGGTCCCTGTGCCGTTGCTCGTCAGCACGTAGTTGACCGTCCCGGCGGCCAGGCTGGTGGGGATGCCACCGGCGCCGCCGATGATCATGTCCCCGATGGTCGTCATCGGGTTGGCAGCGCCCCATGAACCGGCATATGCAGGGCTCATGCCCACCCATACGCCGCGGGTCATTCGCTCACCCCGTTAGATTTGGCCGACAGCGTGGCGGTCGCGGCCTTCGTGGCCGTGTCGTTCACCTTCACCGCGGCTTGGATGTTCGCCACCTCGATGGCCGTAGCCGACTTCAGTTGCTCAATCTGCCACTTCAAGTCCTGCTCGCGCTGGTGGGCTTGGTCGGCAAACTGCGCCTTCAACTGCTCCAACTGAGCCGCCTGCTGCATCTCCAGCGTCTTCTGCTCGGCTTCAGAGCGCTGGCGGTTGTTGTCCACCTCGGCCTGCATGCTCATCTTGAGTTGCTCGAGCTGGGCTTCGTGCTGGCGGTCAGCCTCGGCGGCCTGCATCTGGTACTGGGTCTTCATCGCCTCGATCTGGGCGTTCGCTTGCATCTCGGCCTGCTTGCCCTGCGCGCCGGCCTGGATCTTCATGTTCTCCAGTTGCATCTGGCCCTGCATCTGAGCCTGCAGCTTCTGCTGCTCGGGATCGGGCTTCTGCGGCGGCGGGTTTTTCTCGGGGTCGTTGAAATACTTGTCCGGGTTCTTCTGCCCCATGAGCTTTGCGGCGTCAGACCAGAGGTTGTAGACGTTTTTCGGGGTCGAAACGCCGATTGCCATCGCGTTAGCCTGGTGCTCACCAAGAGCCAGAAGCTTCTGGACTTGCTCGTCCTTGGAGCCGATGCCAAGGCCGACGTTAATGTTCACGTCGAACTTGTTACGCCACTCACGCGGGTCCATGTCCACCCACTGCCCAGCAATGCGGATCTCAACCTTCTTATCCTGGTGCTGGCTGGTCAGCTTCAGCATCATCTCGAACAGCTCGCGGAACCCCTCGGCGAACTGCCGGGCGATGAGGTCGGTCCTCATATCGCCTTTGTTCGTGATGATCTGCACGCCCGTGGCGGTCTGGTTCAGGGCCTTGGAGTCGTTGCCCTGCGAGTAGCGCGTCCATCCGGTGCGCTGCTCCAGGTCCATCTCCTGCCACTCCATCATGTGCGAGGACGAACCCATGTCGCCCATGCCCTGATCCAGCCGGCCGACAG